ATCCAAATTTTTTCAACTCCTGGATCACGGGGTAAACCTGGGAAGCAAACTCGTTTGCCTGGTCCGCCGTGACCAATCCGCCGGCCTGGGCGCCGTTGGCTGGGGTGGGTGAACCCAATGACATTCCCCTCGCCTTGCGCGCCGCCAGGGCCTTCTTAGTACGTTCAGAAATCTGCGCTCTTTCTAACTCTGCCACGTTTGCCATGAGCTGGAGAATGAATCGGCTCATCGCTGGGTCCTGGAGATTTGGCATATCGAGCGCCATGATCGGGACCTGGCGATCCAGGAGCGTAGTCAAGAATCCGACGTTACGGGTTAGACGGTCCAGCTTTGCAATCATCAACGTGGCGCCTTCTCTTTCGCATTGCTCCAGGGCGGCCCTCAATTGTGGTCTGCGCTTGTCAGTCTTGCGGCCGCTTTCGATCTCAACATACTCGGACACTAGCTCATAGGGTGAGCTGGCCAGGAATTGATTGATCGTATTTTTTTGGGCCTCTAAACCCAGGCCGCTTTCGCCCTGTTTCTTGGTACTCACACGGTAATACGCAATCACTTTCATAATTTCACCTCGCTAATTTCACGGCCCGGATCATCGGGCGAACTGGCCGCGCGGCAACGAATCTCGTACTCGCCAAATGCGGCCTCGTAGTCCCTGGAATATAAGCCGGCGTACATCTTGCCGTCGGGGTCTTGCAAGAACGTCGCATACTCGCGAACGTCCAGGCGTTTGACCAGGACGACGGCAACCGGGCGACGGACTGCATCGCCCTGGAAAACCGTCCGGCGTAGGATCGCCAGTTTCATGCGGCCAACCTACCGACGCAACCCATCCCGTACCCGTCATCGCCCAGGCTGGTGATCCTGGCGAGTGTCGCGCTCTGCTGAACCGGGAAGTCGGCGGCCATCTCTTTGACCACTTCATCCAGGCGTCTGTTAAATCCGCCGTACAACCCGTTACTCATGCCGGGGATCTCGCGGCTAAGTGACGCGCCATTTTTTACATCGGCGACAGTCACACGTGGGAGCGGATCGCTGGCGAAGTTACCGGCAAACTTTTCGTACAAGGCATCCAGGGCCGCGGCGTACATCTCGTCGCTAATCTTGCGATCAACGAACACGTAGTCGGCACCGAACCGGATCTCTTGGCCGTCAATCGCGGTATAGTTTTGACCTTTGTAGTCTTGCATTCCGTCGAAGTAAGAGGCCTCGAAGATCCCGACGACGGCCTTCACGGCGTCGTAGTTTGGGCCGTCCTGGTATCTGATGTTGATACTGGCACCCATCGAATAGGTGCTGGATCGGACAGAGAACTTCACACCAGGGAATGATTCTTTTAGGACCTGGCGAATCATTACTGCGGTTTCTGCACAACTGAGATAATTTTTCATTTTCGTTTCTCCTTATCTTTCAACTACTGCGATCATGTTGCCGTCTTGAATTTCTGCAAGTAAGAACTTGGCGCGATTGAGGGCCTGGCGAATATCTTCTTTGCTCTTGCCGCCGTCGCCGTTGATGCCGAGCAACTCCTGGCCGCAATCTACGATCCGGTTTGCAAACTTCTCGATGTCGCAACCGAACATTTGCTGGGATACTGAGGGGTCGATGTCATAAGTTTCCATGCTTAGTTACCTTTCGCGTTGTTAAGAATTTGTGCTACCTGGGCGGCCTTGTTTGCTATGCTCTGAAACTGTTGATCGAACATCACAAACTCGCCTGGCTCTGCGGCCTGGAACATTTCAAGGATCGCGGACATTTGCTTGTTTGCCGTTACCAGGTCCAGGCATTCGTTTTGACTGTTTTGCATTCTGTTTTCCTTTCGTTCGTTGTCTGTACGCTTTCATTATGGTCCCATTGCGATACCATTGCAACACCTAAATGAAAATAATTTGTAGAAATACAACAACCATGACAGAAAACCACACGAAACCCACCCAGCTACACCTTACCCAGCGATTGCGGGCCGAGCTTTTCGAGCAAGCCAGCAAGGAGCGCCGGTCCATGTCCAGCCTGGCCGAAGAGCTGATCGCCCTGGGCCTGACAAATCGCCGCCAGGCTATCGAAGATCGGATCGATCAGGTGCTACATGGCCGGGGGTAAGCGCAATCGCGAACGGGGCGCGGAACTCGAACTCGAAGTAGTCCATACCTGGAAAGCCCAGGGCGTTGAGGCCCAGCGGGTCCCGTTATCGGGCGGAGCTGGCGGGATGTTTATTGGTGATGTGATATTGGCCGGTTACACAATCGAATGTAAGCGGCGCAAGGATGGCTTTGGAGTGTTATACGACGCTCTGAACCAGCAAGGGAGCGACTTCCTGGTAGTGAGAGCTGACAGAAAGCCGCGCCTATACGTGATCCCGGAAGAGACGATGCTCTTGTGGCACCGTCAATACGGGCTTTTTAATTTCAACTTAGCAAATAGCAAGAAGGAGCAAGACAATGAGCTTTGATTTAGGACTAACGGGCGAAGGCGGCGGGCAGTATATCCGCTACAACGCCAGCACCGGAACCTGGAACGTGGACGGCAACCAGGTACAACTCGGTCAATTCCTGGTCGATCCTACCAGCCTCAAAACTGGATGGGGAAAGATCGTGGCTGGGACATCCCCGAACTGGCAATGGGACACGCGGCCGGGCGTTAAAGGCGATCAACCTAGCGACGAACATAAACGCGGGTTTTCTCTGCAAATCTATTCGAAGGCCATCGGCCAGCGCGAATGGTCAACCAACTCCGCCGGCAGTAACAAGGGATTGTCTGCCATTTGGGGGCAGATCGCGGACCAGTCCGTGGCTAACCCTGGCAAGGTACCCGTCCTTAAATACACGGGATCAACGGTAATCGCGATCGGCAAAGGATCCACCCAGGTACCCAACTTCACCCTGGACAAGTGGATCGATGCACCAGCCGATTTCATTTTGTACGACGCACGTGGATTTACTCAGGAGCAAAATTCGAAACCCGCACCCGCACAAGCGAAGGCCCCGGCCCCAGCACCAGCGGATGACATCGACGAATTTTGATTAACTTTTGAGTAGGGGCCGCGGTTAATCCCGCGGTCTTTTTTTCCCATGACGGAACTGGTACAACACATAGAACAAGTCGCCCAGTATTTTTGGGGTGAACCAAACACAAAATTATCCAAGCCGGGGAAAGAGATCCGATTTGGTACGCATGGGTCCAAGTCAATCGATCTCGAAAAGGGAACCTGGTACGATCACGAACAGAACGAAGGCGGCGGGGTCGCGGATCTAATCCGTAAAGAAACCGGCGGCGCGAAGATCGAAGCCTGGATGAGCGAGAACCTGGGGATCCAACTCACGCCCAGGGCAAGCAAGATCGAAGAACTAAAGCCGATCCAGGCCAAGAAAGTAAAAGCCGTGTACCCGTACGTGAATGCGTACGGCGAGATCGTTTACGAAGTAATCCGATTCGAGCCAAAAGACTTCCGGCAAAGGCGCCTGGAGAACGGTAAGCACGTGTGGAACCTACAAGGCGTTACACCCTTGCCGTACAACCTTCCGGCCATCCTGGAGCATCCGAGAAAGACTATCTTCCTGGTCGAAGGGGAGAAGGATGTCGAGGCCCTAAAGCAACTGGGATTGCTGGCATCTTGCAACTCAGGCGGGGCCAAGAAATGGACCCAGGAATTAAACTTGCATTTTGCTGGGCGCAAGATCATCGTATTGCCGGACAACGATGAGGCCGGACAGAACCATGCGAGAGTAATCACCGAGCAACTCGGATCCGTGGCCGCGGAGATCCGAATCCTGGAACTCCCGAACCTGAAAGAGAAGGGCGACGTATCCGATTGGATCGCCCAGGGCGGGACCAAGGACCAGCTCGTACACCTGGCCAAGAGTGCGCCACTCGCGAAGGATTGGCAAGCGCCAGTCAACCCGCCCAAGCTCCGCATCCTGACCTTAAAAGAAATCGCCGAATTGCCGCCAGTCACCTGGCTAGTGAACGGACTGATTCCCAAGCACTCGCTGGCCATGGTCTATGGCGAACCTGGCGGCGGTAAAACTTTCACGGCGCTAGATATTGCGCTAACCGTGGCCCATGGCGCGCAATGGCATGGCCATGAAGTCGCCCAGGGACAAGTGTTTTACGTGGCGGGCGAAGGTGTTGGCGGATTTAGAAAGCGGATCGGAGCCTGGCATCAGCATCACGAACGCGTCGAAGAGGCGCCGTTCTACCTGATCCCGAAAGCGGTTAATCTCCTGGACGATGCGGAAATCCAGGACCTACTGCAAACCATCGAGACAATGCGAACTCCCGATATGCCCGTGGCCATGGTGGTATTCGATACCGTTGCCAGGTGCATGATCGGCGGCGATGAGAACTCCGCCCAGGACATGGGCAAAGCGGTCAAGAACATGGACCTGGTACGCGAGCAAATCGGGTGTGCGGTCCTACCGATCCATCACTCCGGCAAGGATAGCAATCGCGGGGCGCGGGGATCGACTGCGCTCATCGGTGCCGTGGATGTGAGCGTTCGCGTCGAAAGAGATAGCGATCGCGTACTCTTGACAACCGAAAAGCAGAAGGACGCCGAGCCGCTCGATCCGATGCAGTTTAAGACGATCAGCGTTGAGCTGGCCGCCGGACCCTTGTCCCTGGAGACAGAAACCAGCCTGGTCCTGGAGATCAGCGATCAACCCGCGGACATCGTGGCCAGGAAGAAACTCAGCGGCCAGCAACGCCTAATTTTGGACGCGCTACATGATGCGTTATCAAGCGCCGGGGAACAGAGACAGATCGGGAACTACATTCCGAAGGGCTATTACTCCGTATCCGAATCCTTGTGGCGCGACTTCGCGATGAGCAAACAGATCAGCGACGGATCGGATGATAGCAAGAAGAAGGCATTTTTACGCGCCGCGAAAGCGCTCCAGGAACGCGGCATTGTTGGCAAGTGGGACGATTTTTGTTGGATATGGAAGGACAAACTTGAACCTAAATTATGAGAAAAAAGTAAGGGTTTACCCTGAAAAAGACGGACAAAATGGACTTGTCCGGAGCCTGTGGATAACTTTGTCCGCGGACAAGGACGGACAAGCCGGACAGACAAGGGGAACCCAATGAATACAAGGGTTAGCGGGCGACGGACAAGTACGGACAAACGAGCGCCAAGTACGGACAGACATTTCTCCTCTCTAGGAGAATGTCCTGTCTTGTCCGGCGGACAAGTGGATGCGTTGGAAC